ATAATATTATAAAAAGAACACCAATTATAGAAGGATTCGTAATTACTGACGATAACAACAAATCAATCTTATAAATAGTACATATGGCATATAGTAAAGAGGTAGTAGAAAGGTTCGAAAATGTCCTAGCGAATCCAGAAAAATATTCTGTAGGACGATTCGATCCAAAAGACCCAAATGTTGCCACAGGATTAACAGGAGCGCCTGCTTGTGGTGATGTAATGAAGTTAGATATAAAGTTAGATCCAGATACAGATGAAATTCTGGATGTAAAATTTAAAACTTATGGTTGTGGTAGCGCAATAGCTTCTTCAACCATGTTTGTAGAAATGTTAAAAGGTAAAACTATTGAAGAAGCTAAACTTATCAGGGATAAAGACATAGCAGAGGCATTACAATTACCGCCTATAAAATTACATTGTTCTGTATTAGCTGAGGAAAGTATTTGCAAAGCTATTGAAGATTGGGAACAGAAAAAACATAGGCGACATAACGGAGGACCAATTGGAGAGTAATTATTATAATCCTAATATGATAGCAACAACCTATCAAGGACCTCAAATAGATTTTACAGACACAGCACTTGTAGAAGTTATAAAAAGAATAGAAAAACAAGGTGCTAAAGGTGTAAGATTTGGTTTAACAGGAGGAGGGTGTGCAGGCTTCTCTTATGAGTTTGATTATGCTGATGAAGGAAAAGAAAATGATATTCCAATTGATTTTGGAAAGTTTACATTATGGTTAGACTCTTTATCTGAGATGTATCTAACAGGAACAATTATATCCTGGAAGGTAGAAGGCTTGAATGAAGGGTTTGAATTTGTTAACCCCCAGGAACAATCAGCCTGTGGCTGTGGTGTTTCTGTAGGATTTTAAGGAGTATATTATGGCAAAAACATGGAGTGGAAAAATTACGCATACGGGTGTTAAAAAAGGAACATCACAAGGCGTAGGAGGTAGAGGTAGAAAAGTTAAGATTAATACTTCTACAATGAATAAACACAGAAAAAGATCTTATAAAAAGTATAGAGGACAAGGTAGATGACAACAACAAATATAACTAACGTCTCGGATGCTAGTTGGAGTAATAATAACCCTAATGAGTTAGATTACTTGCGCCCCAATGCGTTTAAATTCCAAATACATAACATTCCGAATGTCAGTTATTTCTGTCAAGCAGCTAACATACCTGAAATAAATTTACCACCTGCTACACAAATGACACCATTGGTAGATATCCCACATCCTGGAGATAAACTAGAGTTTGGTGTTTTAATGATACGATTCCTCATACAAGAGGACATGAAAAACTATACAGAGCTATATAACTGGTTAATTGGTCTAGGGTTTCCAGTAGATCATAAACAATATAAGGAATATGGCACAGATCAGGCATACAGGTTTCCAGATATAGATCCTTCTAAGCAACAAGCGTTAGGACAATTTTCAGACGCTTCGTTATTCCTATTAGATTCTAATAATAACTTACAAACACAATTTATCTTTAGAGATGCCTTTCCTATTAGTTTACAAGGGTTGGATTTCGAGATTGCATCGGGGCAAACGGACTATATGGTTGGTGTAGCGATGTTTAGGTACAGAGATTACATCATTAATACAGATCAGTAAACCAAACGGTACAATAAACAGTTGACTCTTACTATATAAGAGCCTATAATGTGTATATTATGATAACTCTACAAGAACTACAAACTATGTGGCAAGAAGACTGTAAGATTGATGAACTCAATCTAGGTCAAGAGTCTACACGCATACCAGAACTACATTCCAAGTATTTAAACCATTTAACTACATTTAGATTACAATGTAGAAGAGCCCAGAGTGAATTATTTAAAATGAGAAGGCTTAAATGGAAATATTATCGTGGAGAGTTGGATCAAAAAGAATTAAATGATTTAGGCTGGGATCAATACTTAGGTAATGCTCCTTTAAACAATCAAATGAATGACTTCTTAGATACAGACGAAGATGTTATTAAATTAACCGATAAATTAGAGTATTTAAACACCTGTATGTCCCTATGTGAGGGCGCTATGAAGTCGATAAATAGCCGTTCTTTTGATATTAAAAACGCAATTGAATGGACCAAGTTTACAAATGGACTCGTTTAGTGAGGAAAATTTGGCCGACCTTTAGGAGCAAAAAAAGTTGATCAAGGTAAAGAAGAAAGACGAAGTATATTTAAAGGTAGAAACAGACTTAAGCACTGATCAAGAAATATGTGACTTCTTTACATTTGAAGTACCAGGAGCTAAGTTCATGCCACTATATAGAAATAGAATGTGGGATGGAAAGGCTAGACTTTATAGTATGTACACCAAAGAACTATATGTAGGTCTATTGCCTTACTTAATAGAATTTGCCAACACATTAGAGTACGAAATAGAAGTTGATGTGCCTGATATTGGTGAACAAATAGATATAGATAAATTCACAGACGAACTGAGGTTACAATCCAATGAGAAAGACATCCAAATTAGAGACTATCAGAAGGAAGCAGTTACAAAAGCAATCAATGTGGGAAGAACTTTACTTCTATCTCCAACTGCTAGTGGCAAGTCTCTTATTATATATTCTCTTATTCGTTATCATCAGCTAAAGAATAGAAAGCAATTAATTATTGTACCAACTACATCATTGGTAGAACAAATGTATGGAGACTTTGCAGACTACTCAACTAAAAATGGTTGGAAGGTACAAGAAAATTGCCATAGGATATATGGTGGTAAAGAAAAAACAAATGAATATCCTGTAACAATTAGTACATGGCAATCCATATACAAGTATCCTAAGAAATGGTTTGAGCAGTTTGATGTTATATATGGAGATGAGGCACACTTGTTTAAGGCAAAGTCATTAACAACTTTAATGAATAAATTAGTTAACACACCTTATAGAATAGGAACAACAGGAACATTAGATGGAACTAAGACACATAGGTTGGTATTAGAAGGTGTGTTTGGTAATGTACATAAGGTTACAACTACTAAAAAACTAATGGACGATAAGCAACTTGCTAATTTAAAAATTATTTGTTGCACATTAAACTATCCAGACGAAATTAGAAAACAATTAAAAGGATATAACTATCAAGAAGAAATAGATTGGATAGTTACATGTCCTAAAAGAAATGAAATACTTAAAAATTTAACTATTGCACAAGACGGTAATACTTTAGTGTTGTTTCAATATGTAGAAAAACATGGTAAGGTATTATATGAGATGCTTGAGAAAGCAACTAAGGACAGAAAAGTATTCTTTGTATTTGGAGGCACAGATACAGAGACTAGAGAAGAGATTAGAGCCTTAACTGAGAAAGAAAGTAATGCTATTATTGTTGCCTCATACGGTACATTTTCTACGGGTATAAATATAAGGAACCTACATAATATTGTCTTTGCCTCTCCTAGTAAGAGTAGAATAAGAAACTTACAAAGTATAGGAAGAGGATTAAGAAAAGGAGACAAAAAAGTTACTTGTAATCTTTTTGATATTGGTGATGATTTATCGTGGAAGTCACATAAGAATTACACACTTAATCATTTAATAGAAAGGATCAAGATTTATAACGAAGAAGGCTTTGATTATAAACTTGTTAAAATAGATGTCTGAAGAAATAAGTATAGTAAGATTAATGGATGGCTCAACAGTAGTAGGGAGAGTAACAATCTCACCTGATATTATAGAAATAGAGCACCCTATAGAATTAATTTTTAACACCATGCCGGTAAAAGGTATATTAGGTGAACAGGTAAATTTAAAACCTTGGATGGCAATAGCTGAAGATCAAAGATTTGTAGTTGATAGAGCTAATGTTATAACAATGGGAGCATTACAAGAAGCATTTCATCCAGGTTATGAAAGAATGGTAGAAGCAATTTATTTTCAAGATCCACAATGGCAACCGCCTGAAGAACTAGGACAACCAGAAGAGGATTTAGATATAGATACGCTAACAGATTATGCAGAAGCAATAATGAAAAAGAAAATACATTAGGAGTATATAATGGCAAAAAGGAGAGACCCAAATTCAGCACACTACATTGACAATAAGGAGTTCCTTAAGGCAATGACAGAGTACAGGGAGTCAAGAATTGAAGCAGAAGAGAGTGGAGATGAAAGACCACAAGTAACAAATTATATAGGCGAGTGCTTTGTTAAAATAGCAAACCACTTAGCTTACAAATCTAA